TGGGGTTTCTAGTGTCGTATCAGTTGCTTGAGCAGCGGTTGTACCCTCTCCGAGAGCAACGTACTTCATAAAATAGTCTGATTGGCTAGCAGCAGCTAACCAGGCAGCTAAATAGTTCTTACCAGCTGTTACAACTAAGTTAGTGATATCACGTTCATCTTTCAGGCTGCCATTATCGCTGAACAGCTTAAAGTTGATGTGACCTGTGACTTTAAGTGTGTCTTTCATTTTAATTCTCCTTATCTTATGCTAATGGTGAATATCCAGTATCGCCTTGAAACGATAATGGTGAGTCTAAATCAATTCGGTAACGTTGATCTCCTGACTTCTTCTTAAGCCAACGTCTCCCTTCTGCTACGTACTCAAAATAGGTTTGTTTCTGTGCCTCTGCTAAGTCTGATTCCTTCTCTTTAGCCCACGCTTTCCAGAGAATGTATGCTGTAATCGCTTCGCTCAGTGTATCATCAATATGAATACTCTCTGTTTCTGGATTGGTAATAGCAAGAGGTTTAGATTTATAGAAGAGCATTAATTGAGAGGCTGAATCAGCATTTGGAGCAGGAACCAAGTTTAGAACGTTTCCCCAAATATAATATTTTTGTGGTCTTCCTTGAGAACGATCGCTGTTATCTAAGAAACTAGGATTCTCTTGAGCCACTTTCTCTAAATTGGATGGATAGATCCTATGCCATTGAGGATTACCATCAACATCTGGTATGTTGTGCATAACAAGTCTAGCTGACACCCAATTGGCAGGAAGTGGATAGTCTGTACGTCCTTGAATGAGGGTGATCTGAGCTGAATCTTCTAACAATCTCGTTCTATTAATAAAATCAAGTTCTGCTCTATTCAAATGTCTTAACAACTCAGCATCTGACCAGAAGTTCTGTGCTCCAAACTCCAATAGTTCTCTACGCACATCGTCTAAAATTTGTTGTGCTAACATGATTTATGCTCCTCAAAAGGATCTTTTAAATGTTGAGACCAAAAGAAGTGAGCCATTAAAAACCCACATAAAAATGGTATAATTAAATATTTTCTAGATGAATTCGTTACTATTTTACTTATTGTATCTCTATTTTCTTTATCTACACAAGCCCAAGCATCATATCCTATCATGGCAAAGATTAAAACTATCAGTATCCACATGACAGGTGTTTTATTTTGGCCTAGCTTCATATGTTATGACAAGCGTCTGTGTAATCGGTAGTTTCCAAATATTGTTACGTCGCTAGTTCCAGTAGAAGTATACGTTATTTTTAAGTATAAACCAGCGTTTATCTTTCCTGAATACGGAGTTTGGATAGTCGTTTTATCATTGGGTATAATAAACCACTTTTCTATATATGTATAAAGTACCGTATTTGCTCCAAAGCCAAAGATATTATCAATGTCAATAACTTCTGCCTTAATCCAGTCTCCTACTTTTCCATTTTCAGCATAGATCATTCCACCATCTATGTATACATCTTCAGTCATTAATAAAGTGGCATAGTTAGACTGTCCAGCTGTTACACTCAAAGGTCCAGCTGATTTTCCAACAAACTCATAAATTCCAGTGTTAAAATCCATAGTTATTTCCTTTAGTCATAAACTACTACAAGGTCAGGTCCAGAAGTTGTGACAATCGTTAGACCTACTGTAAATGGAATATCATAAAAAATAGTTCCTTGTGGGTTTGTCCCAGAGTTTGTGTGAATAATAGTACCAGCTGCAGAGGTATTGTCGTAAAGTGTGTACGTTCCACCTTGAGTTTTAATAATTCGTCGTAAGAATCCTGCACCAGATTTAACAACCGTGGTGGTATTTGTGGCAATTCTTACATAAGCACTATTTGGACCATAGGACGTAGTACGACTGTTAATAGATCCATCAGTATTTACTTCTAACTCATTAGCAGAAGTAGAACCAGCTCTAATGATTACTTCTTGTGTTTCATCTGTATTCAAATCAGCCATTTCTATTTCTCCGCTGGTTTTTCAAGAAGTTTTATAATATAACCTAATCTTGCATAAATCTGTTGTAAGAAGTGCACAGCAAGCACTGCTGCATTCTCGTTTGTTACTTTAACTTGGTACTGTTGATCAACCTTTTTAGGTTGGATGTTCTCTGGAGTCTGAGGATTTTGCTTCTTTTGCATATTATCTCCTAATGGACTCCCTGGGGAGATTTTAACTCCCCAGGAAGTTAATAAATACTTATGCGTCAATACCTATAATCGTGGAATACACGTCGTTAGACGATCCTTCTCGATTGGTCCTAATAATACGAACTGTTCCAGTACTTGTAACTGGTACTTCAATAGGGGGATCAAATGTAACTTGATGTGATCCACCAACTTTTGGAATAAACAACACTGCTTTAGTAACCAACGAAGCAACTGGACCTGTTTGTAGTTCAGCTTTCAATGCACCAGATGAACTAACGATAATGCTCTTAACAAGCATCGCAGTTGTAACAGTGTAATCATGGTTATCTGCAGTATTTCCTGCAACTGTTGAAGTATCATAATCATGCACTTCTCCAGTGATAGGTCCAGATCCAAGAGCAACATAGATTGGATTGGCAGGACCATTTGCAGTCGTGTTCGCACTAACTTTAACAGCATCATCCGTAAGGTTTAAATTACGAATATCAAGATCTGTGGCAGAAACTGTTACAGTACCACCAACTGAGCTAACAGCAACTGTACCATCGACTGTTAAACTTCCACCTGCATCCGTAACTCCAATATTTCCAGAACCATCAATAGCAAGAAAGTCAGTACCATCTCCAACTTTAACGCTATCGGAAACATGAGTCAGATCACGAATATCAAGATCAGTAGCTGAAACAGTGACCGTACCGCCAACAGAAGAAACTGCTACAGTTCCGTCAACGGTGAGAGACAAACCACCATCAGTGACAGCAATATTACCGCTGCCATCAATAGCAAGTGTGTCTGTTCCATCAGATATTGAAGTATAGATTGGATTTGCAACCGCATTAACTGCACTGTCTTTAGAGACAAGTGTAGCAAAATGATTGTCAGCCATAGTATACCTCCTAACTTATATTAGAATCTACAGCATTTGAGACTAAGGTTTCATGCGCTTCAAGTTGCTGTAATTCTTGTTGTGCATGGAGTATCTGACGCTCTAGATCAGGAATTTTGCCATTAAGCAAATCTTCAATGCTTTGTTTCAAGTGGTTAATCTTAGATATGCGTTCTTGTTTAGCATATTTAATCCACTTTAATTTCATCTCTTTAGTTTCGATGACATTTAGAGCTACAGGATATGTGCTACCTAAATCTGACATTTTATGCTCCGTAAATTGAGGCTTCTACCTCAAGAGTATTGCCAATATAAAAATGAGTTACTTTAACGTCTAAAATATCGCCTGTATTCATTACTAATGGACTATTAAAAATAAAATCTACACTACGATCAGGACCAGTACGTTTTGTCTCAATTAATCCAGTATTTTTAAACAACTGAAATTTAGCATATTCTGTTCCACTAACACTAACTTTAGTGATCTTCTTTGCTGATCCTGCAGTAAATGTAACAATCGTTGTTAATAAATTAGCTGCTACTCCTGTCTGTGTACCTGTTGCTAGTGTATCAACACTTGCTGGAAGTGCTGAATTACTTGCAACATTAACATACACATTTCTATTAGCGTCAGTTTCAATTCTACGAGTATAGTCTGTACCTCGTTCTGTTGCTAGTATAGAATCATGTGTTTTATGTGGAGAATGTGAATGTTCATCCCCATCACTAACATCTCCAGGATATTTAGGAAACTCTAAAGCCATTGAGGTTACTCCTCAGATTTCATTGGCATTTCTTCGTCCTCAACTTCACCAATCCTCTCTTTCATCTTTTCTAGAGGTTCTGGACGAAACACATCCTCAGCTTCAGCTTTTCCTCTCTTTCTGAAAGTAATTGAATCTTTTCCAACTTCAACCACTTCAACAGGAATACAAATCTCTCCAAATTCTCCGATTGACAAGTCAACATCCACCTCATTCCGTGGAATTGAGAACTCAAAAACAGGAGTTGTAGCGTTCTTGTTTTTATTAATATCCATATTTGTTGGCATTGTTATTCTCCTAAAATCTTCTCTACTGCCTTAATAGCTTTATTGATCGCTTTAAATTGGTTAATATCTTTTGGCATTGGTAGAGTTTTAAGAATCTCACACACTTGTTGAATTCGTTCCTCAAAACTCACTGGAACCGCTACTTTTGTATTTTGTGTAACTACTTCTGGTTGTTTAGTCGTTTTTGGTAGCACAACTCCAGAAGCTGCCAACACCTGTCTCATTTTCTCTTCACCAGGATCGTCAATCTTAACCACTAATCCTGAAGGTGGATTATGTTCCGCTTCACACGACAAACATCTTATTTCACCATGTACGTCTATTTTTGCTTTACCACATTTGACACAATTGCCAAGTCCAACATAATTACCCATAGATAGCTCCTTGATTGGTAACTGATAATCCAAACCTATTCGCTGCTTCAGCAACGTTGGGACGTTTGGGAAGAACCCTTTTTGTACCTTTATACTCTAAATGAGTCTGAAACACCTTCTCTGCTTGTCTACGATCAATAAAGCCTTTATTGATCAAAATCTTTAATGTTCGTCTCCATCCACCACGACGGATACTTCCATCTTCGTTATACTGAATATGCTCAGGAAGCCAGTTTTTATCACACCCACATATTTCAGTATACTCTCCACGAACTACATGATAAATACCAGCTGGTTTAGAGTCATCATCTCCGCAAAATATGCGTAGATTAGAATTTAATCTCCGCAACCTACGTTCAAAATCACCAGATAACATTTATTCTCCTTTTAATGGTTTTATCCCTGACCACTCGCCATAGGCGAATGGTCAGAGTAAAACCACTAATTACATCGCAGCAGAACCTGTGTAGATTTCAACCGCACGAGCAGCTTGGAGAGTTTTTGCAGCCATCATAAACTTCCAACCGAGTGTGGTGAACATCTCAAGAGGATCAGCATTAGAACCAGCTGGTTGTCGGATCGTTTTCACGCCTTGACCAGAGAGTTCCGTCACACCGAACGCAGCTTTACCAAAAATGAACGCACGGAAAGTTTCATCCGTCGCACCAGTTCCAGTAGCAATATTCGGAGACACGACAAAACGCACACCATACAATTGACCGATCTCACCTTTCATCAACGGATCGGGTGTGGTGTACTTGTGAATATCAAGCCATGATCCAGCGTTGCTATCAGACAGTAAATCATACTGTTGAGCAGGATGGACTAGACCTTTATAGAGATTCCCTTCAAACCCAGGGACGCTGGCATTACGAAGAGAGAAGACAGCTTTACGAATTTCAGACGCATTAAGCACATCCGTATCCGCAACAGCAGCTTCGTTCGCAGCTCCATCAGCAAACTGATTCGTCAAAGTACCGTGAATGGCGTTGAAAACAAGCGTGTCATAAGACAACGCAGCTTGATCAGACAACTCATCCAAGATTTCCTCAACGATTGGGTTGATGGATTTAAGATTCAATTCAGCAGAAACCTTCACCCAAGCTCCGTAGGTAAGAGGTTCCACAGAAACAACAGAGGTCGCAACGTTTTGCTCAGCTGGATTGACGTTTTCCGCAATGGGAGTCGTAACCGCAACGAGCTTATTCAAACGATGCCATTTAACCATCGTTCCTGATTTCGTCGGCAGAGGACGCATATCACCACACTGTTTAAAATACAGTTGTGGGGTAAGACGCTCTAAGAATCGACGATCATAGTAAATCCCTGGGTCAGTATAAGTATTCCCAGGGACTGCTTGTGTTCCAATTGTATTAGCCATTGTAATTCACCTGTTTAATTGAGATATCAGGTTACTCGGCTTCTCCAATTTGTGAAACAAAGTACTCTCTTAACTTCTTAGTATCTTTGATCTCAGACGGATTTGTCGGTATTCCTGATTTCCCGCCAGTGACCACGCTAGTGGATGCTTCTTTGACCATTTGAGCCTCGGCT